TATGAATGAAAATATGGGGTTAGTCGGTAAAGTTTCAGAAGCTCGTATTAAACTAGAAGATATTTTTAAGAACTCATAGAGGTAACTTTCAACCCTGACATGGTTGATTATAATTACTTTTATTCTGTATGTCAACCTTGACATATCGTGAAGAATATTATATTATTATTTGGTGACCAAGTTATCGGCATATGTATACTTTAATGAGCGTTAAGAAAAAACAACACTACGTAGATAACAAACAATTTCTTGACGAGATAGTTAAGTATCGCCAAGCGGTTGACGCTGCAAAAAAATTAGATAAACCAAAACCACGTATCAGTAGGTATATTGGAGACTGTTTTTTAAAGATAGCAACTCACCTGTCATATCGCCCTAACTTCATTAACTACATGTATAAAGAGGATATGATTTCAGACGGTGTGGAAAATTGTGTCCAGTATATAGATAATTTTGACCCAGCAAAATCAACAAATCCATTTGCATATTTTACTCAAATTGTGTATTATGCTTTTTTACGTAGGATTGCCAAAGAGAAGCGTCAAATGGATATCAGAGATAAGTTAATTGAGAAGAATGGTTACGACCAAGTATTCCATTCAGATACAAACGAGGACTCGTCAGAACTTAATTCAATTAAGAGTCGTATTGAAACTAGCATGAGATATTGATACTAAGTGTGCCAGTTGATAAACTGTCTACTAAATAAATCAAAACTCTATGAAACGGTTTATAGTAACTTTGTTATTCAATGATGGGACACTGACCAATTACATAATTGACTCATATGCTTCAGAGTGGCTTGTACTCCATTCTCAAATAGCACATAAAGAAAATATTAAATCATATTCAATTATTGATTCCTCTCGTCTTAAATTCTATGAAAATCCTCTTAATTACTGACCAACATTTCGGAGTTAGAAATGATAATCAGTTTTTTGTGGAGAGATATAGACGCTTTTATGATACTGTAGTTATTCCATATATTGATGAGCATAGTATTACTCACGTAATTTGCCTTGGTGATACGTTCGACCGTAGGAAAAGTATTAACTTTTCTTCTCTTGCTGCTGCCAAAGAGATGTGGTTTGACCAATTAGCATCACGAGGTGTTACCTTGACTATGCTCTGTGGCAATCATGACATTTACTATAAGAATACTTTAAAGATTAATGCTCCTAGTCTTCTTTTATCTGAGTATTCCAACGTAGATATCATAGACCATCCTACCCAATGCTCAGTCGGGGGAGTCCCTACTCTTCTGTTACCTTGGATTTGTGATGAAAATAGAGCAGAGACAATGCAAAAGATGTCTAAGACAGATGCACGACTTTGCCTTGGACATCTAGAACTAAATGGATTTGAAGCAATCCCTGGACATAAAATGGAGCATGGGGATGACCCAGATATTTTTTCCCAGTTTGAGTTAGTATGTTCTGGGCATTTTCACATGAGAAGTCGTAAAGCAAATATTCAATATCTCGGTAATCCCTACCAATTATACTGGAATGATTACGGTCAAACTAGAGGGTTTCATATCCTAAATACTGAGGATCTCTCCCTAGAGTTTGTGAGTAATCCTTATAATACATTTAACAAACTTTATTATAAAAATAATCTTAAACTTACAGAGAAACATCTTAGTCAACTTAGAGGCACATATGTAAAGTTAATTGTTGAAGATAAAATTGACCAAGTTAAGTTTGATAAAACGGTAAGAATTTTACAGTCAGCAAATCTTGCTGACCTTAAAATCGTAGAAGATGTAACCTATGATTTGGGAGAGGTTGATTGTGAAGGGATGGAAATTGAGGATACTTTAAGTATTTTAGAAAAATGTGTTGCAGAATTTAGTAATAAGGATTCAATTTTTGGTATTTTAAAATCTTTATATGTAGAAGCGCAGGAGGTGTGAGTGTACGTTTTACTCGATAAACAGACTGGCGGTGTCTATGCCGTAAGAGATGACGAAACCGTTGAGAGAGTCGTCCAGTTGTTTCTTGACAAAGACGATGCAACTCGCTATTATGATATGCTACTAGCAACTGATTACCCAAGAATTTTGGAGGTTGCTGAGGTAGAAGAAGATGCTGTTAAAGACAACTGCAGACAATACGGTTATCTTTTTACAGTAATTACACCTGACGATTTTGTTATCCCACCCCCACACACATGATTGTATTTGAAAATATCCGTTGGAAAAATTTCCTGAGCACAGGAAATGCCATGACGGAAGTTAAACTAAATGATAGTTATTCATCTCTTATTGTGGGTCAGAATGGTGCTGGTAAGTCCACGATTCTAGATGCATTGTGTTTTGTTTTATTTAATAAACCGTTTCGTAAAATTAATAAACCACAACTCGTAAATAGTATCAACGAAAGAGAATGTGTAGTTGAGATAGAATTTAAAATTGGCACAGTAAACTATAAGGTTGTCCGTGGTATCAAACCTAATATCTTTGAGATTTATAGGAATCAAACTCTCATCGATCAAGATGCTGCAAACAGAGATTATCAAAAATATCTAGAGCAATCAATTCTCAAATTTAATTTTAAGTCTTTCACTCAAGTTGTTATTCTTGGGAGTAGCACTTTTGTTCCTTTCATGCAACTTCCTGCTGCTCATCGAAGAGAAGTTATTGAAGACCTTCTTGACATTCAAATCTTTTCACGGATGAATACTATCCTTAAAGATAGAATAAAAGATACAAAAGATTCTGTGACTCTATGTAATCATAATTTAAAACTTGCTGAGCAAAAAGTAAATATGCAACGCAACTCAATTGCAAATCTTGAGAAATTGAATAGCGATCATATATCTAATCTTCAAGCAAAGTTTACTTCTAATGAGCAAAGGTATAGTGATAATATTCAGAGAATTTCTGCCGTTGATAGTCAGATTGAAAACTTGACTACATTAGTTGCAGATTTAGATGCTATGGAATCTAAGACCGAATCTCTAAAAGACATGCGCTCTAAGATTCAACAAAATTTAAAGAAGGCAGTTAGTGATATTAATTTTTATCAAGACAATGATGTATGCCCGACTTGCTCTCAGACTCTTCATGCTGACCATAAGCACGAAAAGATAGATGAGTCTATTAAAAAAGAGAGAAAGTTTCGTGAGGGAATGGCACAGATTACTGATAATATTAATGATATAAATTCAAAACTCAAACAGTGCAAAGAATATCAAAATGAAATCACCAGCCTACACCATCAAATTGCTGGATGGAATCGAGAGAATAGCAAAATTCTAAAAGATAATAAAGAAATTATAGAGCATGTTAATAAAGAAACTCCAGATATTAATAACGAGAAACGAATCCTATCTAACTATGAAAAAGATTTAAGCACTACTGAGAAAGCATGTGCAGAAATCAACATTGAGTATAAAAATCTAATGACAGTTGCTGCGTTGTTGAAGGACGGCGGTATTAAAAGTCAGATCATTAAAAAGTATATTCCTGCAATTAATACACAGATTAATAAATATTTACAGTCTATGGATTTCTTCGTTGGGTTTACTCTCGACGAAGAGTTTAATGAGATTATCAAGTCTCGTTTTCGCGATGAGTTTTCTTATGCATCTTTTTCTGAAGGTGAAAAGCAGAAGATTGATTTGGCACTTCTCTTTACCTGGAGAGATATTGCCAAGATGAAAAACTCTGCTTCTACAAATCTTTTGATTTTAGATGAAGTATTTGATTCTTCTCTTGATATTTCTGCAACAGATGAATTAATGAAAATTCTTAAGGGGCTTGACAAGACCACCAATCTGTTTGTAATCTCCCATAAGGGAGAGCAGATGCTAGACAAGTTTGATGCTACTCTTAAGTTTGAGAAAGTCAATGATTTCTCCAAGGTTACCAACGATGAAAATTCCTAACTGGCAACACCATTCCAAAAAAGACCAAAAACGTCACCTTAAACCCCAAGCATTGCGACAAGCACGTGCTAGACGTAACCAGTTGAAAAAGCGTCTACTCGGACCCTCTGGACCCTCCAGGGGGTCTTACAGTATGGTTACCCACAGCAACCCCTCCTATGTTCACCAGTGAAGTTAAAGGACAACTAGCAAAACTACTTGCTTCTGAAAACCTCATTATTGAGCATCGAAGCATAGAGACCGCTTGCTTTGACGTGCATCGACGTGTCCTGACTCTCCCTATCTGGGAAACTACTGAGTATGTGTATAATCTGTTGGTAGGTCATGAAGTTGGTCATGCTCTCTTTACCCCTGATATTGTTTTCGAAGGTAAAGTGCCGAAGTCTTATATCAATGTGACTGAAGATGCTCGTGTAGAGAAACTGATGAAGCGTAAGTTCCCAGGACTTGCTAAAGATTTTTATATCGGATACAAACAGTTGAATGAGTCTGACTTCTTTGGTATCAATAAACTTGAAATCGAAAAACTTAAACTCATCGATCGCATCAATATGCATTTCAAACTTGGAAGTGTGCGTATGATGCCCTTCTTGAATGACGTTGAAGTTTCTCTACGTGATGCAGTTGGTGCTGCTGAAACTTTTGATGAGGCATCTGCTGCTGCTCTGGCAATCTTCAAATATGAAAAGGAGCAACAAGAAAAGGAAAAACAATCTACAAATCAAAAGGGAAATACTGAAGATCTTCAGATTAATCAAAACAACAGCACAGGCACTACTGGTGATAACTACGATAGTGAAGAAGATGCTGAGTCTGAGTCTTCAGATACAGACTCTTCTCTACAAGGAGAGAGTGATTCTTTCCAAACTTCAGGTGGAGGGATTGACGAATCATTGACCGATAAGATGCTTCAGGAAAATCTTGAGAGTATCACTGATACCAATCCGTATACTGAGATACTATATCTAGAAGTGCCGAAGGTTGACCTCGACTATGTTATTGTGAAACCTGAAATTATTTGGGATACTGCACTTAACTATTGGAATGACGATAGTATTAAACATCTTGTAGATTTTCGCCGTGCTGATATTGAGTATCGTAATTTCAAAACTGAGTGCAATCGTGAGGTTTCTTTCCTTGCTAAAGAGTTTGAAATGAGGAAGTCGGCGTCTGCATACGCCCGCGAGTCTATCTCTCGTACTGGTGTATTAGATACCAGTAAACTACATACTTATCGTTACAATGAAGATATCTTCAAGAAAATTACTGTGCGACCTGATGGTAAAAATCATGGTTTGATTTTCTTACTTGACTGGTCTGGGTCTATGTCGGATACCATTCATGCTACTTACAAACAACTTCTTTCCCTATGTTTATTTTGTCGTAAGAGCAGTATTCCGTTTGATGTATATGCATTTGTAAATGATGCAACACATTCTGCAGATAAACAATTTAATAGTGATAAATTTAAAGAGAATGATATCTGTGTGCCAGAATACTTTCATCTCCTTAATCTTCTAAGCAGCAAACTCAATAATGCAACATTTGATACTTATGCAAAGTATCTCTGGCGAGTTACAATTATGTATTACGTACGTAATACTCGTTTGAACATGGGTCCCTTTAACCCCCTGGCAATGGAGATTCCACACTTTATTCCCCCCAATCTTTGTCTCTCTGGCACTCCTCTTAATGAGGCAGTAACATGTCTAAAATCTGTTATTCCTGCATTCCGTCAGAAGAATAATGTTGAGAAGGTGCATATTTCTCTCTTAACTGATGGTGAAGCATGTTGGTCTCAACGTTGGGTTGCTGCACCCTTTGAGGCACGTGATAGACTCTGGAAGCGTCAAGCAGGGGGGCATATCGTTATCCGTAACCGTCAAAATGGTAGGAGTCATGTTTGCCTAGATAGTAATCGTAACTTGACTAAAACTCTTCTTGAGTATATGAAGTCAGAGTTTCCCGAATGTAACTTTTTAGGATTCCGTATTGCATCTACTCGTGAAGTGTATTATTCTATTGATAGATCTGAGTTGGATGAGCGAGTTAATGAAAACCTGAAGAAAGAGTGGGCAAAGAATAAATCTTGCTGTGCTCCTATCCTTGGTTTTCAAGAAATCTATTTCCTAGCACAAAGCAATCTTGATAATGATACTGAGTTTGTAGTCTCAGAAGACGCTACAAAAACACAAATTAAGAAGGCGTTTCAAAAGTCTCTCAAATCAAAAGCAACTAATAAAAAAATTCTATCGTCGTTTATTGCTCAAATTGCATGAATATATTTGTTACAAATGAAGACCCTGCCTTATCGGCGTATTCACTACCCGATAAGCATATCGTCAAGATGCCCTTAGAATGCTGTCAAATGCTTGCAGTAGTGTACAGTAAATGGTATCATAATATTGGACCTATTCTTAAAACAGATGGGTCTTCTTATAAGACAGATAAGGGCGCATTTCGTAACCATCCCTGCACCAAATGGGTTGCTGCTTCTGACCATAATATTCAGTGGTTAATTCAACATGGTATTGCCCTGTGTGAAGAATATACATATAGATATGATAAATTTCATTCATGTGAGGCTAGTATTAGAATGGCAGGATTAATCCACCACGATGGATGTCCTGACGACCATACAGAATTTGTTCGTGCAATGCCTGAGCAGTATAAATTCGATAATAGTATTTCTACTATTGAAGCTTACAAAAAATATATTGCATCTAAACCTTGGGTGAAAGATAATTATATTAAAAAACCAGAACGTAAACCATATTGGATTGAATAACTTGAGACACGTGCTTTTTACTTTATATGAGTGTGATGTAAATCTTCTCAACGACCGCATGTTTATTGAAAATCTTTTATATGAGACTTCGCAAGCATGTGGGTCTACGTTTTTAAATACGGTATCACATCAATTTATTCCACAAGGAATAACAGCAGTTACCTTACTTGCTGAGAGTCATATTAGTATTCATACTTGGCCAGAGACTGGAATAGCAGTATGTGATATTTTTACTTGTGGAGACCATACTAATCCTATGGCTGGATTTTGGATTATGAAAGAGTCTTTGAAATCTAAAAATGCTAGACACCGTGAATTTACTAGGTCCGTATCTCCTGTTGTGCCAATTGATGAAGTGGTTTCTACAGTTATCAGTGAGGGCACTACTACCCTATAATAACTATGCAATCGAAACCCCCCAACTATGCCCAAGCATTCCGACCTGAGCACCGAATCTTTGGTTTCCTATCTCATCCAGAATTATGGTGAGCAGGTTAAGACTGAGCAAGTGCTTGCTGCTGCTGATTATTTTAATGTTTCTTATCCCACGGTAACTAAACGACTCGACACCTATAAGTCTAGTCGTGGTAAGTGGAATCTTACAGTGCAAGAAGCACGTGAGCATCTAGAGACACAAGTCCAATCTATCAATGTTCTTGCGGAAAAGAATTTGATTCCTCAAAAAGATAACCATTTCGTACCATTTGGCAATTTTCCTGACCTTAAAAAAGTAATTGCTAGTAAAATTTATTACCCTGTTTTTATCACAGGTCTCTCTGGAAATGGTAAAACTTTTAGTGTTGAGCAAGCATGTGCTCAGACTGGACGTGAATTGATTCGTGTCAATATTACTGTTGAGACTGATGAAGACGACCTGATTGGTGGTTTCCGTCTTCAAGATGGAAATACCGTATGGCATAATGGTCCTGTGATTGAAGCATTGGAGCGCGGTGCTGTCCTACTGCTGGATGAGATTGACCTCGCCTCTAACAAAATCCTTTGTCTGCAATCTGTGCTAGAGGGTAAGGGTGTTTTCCTGAAGAAGATTGGTAAGTATGTCCAACCTGCTGCTGGTTTCAATGTAATCGCCACCGCCAATACCAAAGGTAAGGGTAGCGATGACGGTCGCTTCATCGGCACTAACGTTCTTAATGAAGCATTCCTTGAGCGTTTCCCTATTACCTTTGAGCAAGAGTATCCTACTCATTCAATTGAGGTGAAGATGTTGAATAAGTATTGCGTTGACTTGAATTGCTGTGATGACCAATACATCGACAATCTTGTCAGTTGGGCACAGATTATTCGTGTGACATTTGCAGATGGTGGCGTTGATGAAGTAATTTCTACTCGGCGTCTAGTGCATATTATTCGTGCCTACAGCATTTTCTCTGACCGTTTGAAGGCAATCAAGGTGTGTCTTAATCGTTTCGATGATGAAACAAAACAATCTTTTCTTGAGTTGTATAGTAAAATCGATTCTGATATTGAGGTAACCTCTGACGATGACGAATCTCCAGAAGAAATGGTGCGTCGTCATGCTCGTGAAAGCGCAGAAAACTTGGGACTAGTTACTTCTTGACAAAACCCACAACTTCTGGTATTTTATATACATACTCTAGCAAACCTATGGCATTCAAGTATTCTGAAGAGACAATTTTAGATGAGTTGAAAACTTATATCTCATCTACATATCAACAGCATTATTCATCAGGCGATGATGGTATTCAAACTCTAGATCTCATTGCGGCATGTGGTGATGGAGAAGCATTCTGTAGGAGTAACATCCTCAAATATGCTTCTCGATACGATAAGAAAGGATCTGCTCGTCGTGACATTTTAAAAGTCCTACACTATGCTGTGCTATTATTGCACTTCAATGATAAAACCGCCCAATTAGAAACCTACAATCAGTAATTATGGCTCAAGAAGACGCACTCCGCAATTTGAAACTCAGTAAGGGCACTATTGACTTGCTGAAAAACTTTTCACAGATTAACAAGTCTATCCTCATTCAACCTGGTAAATTTATTCAAACTATATCCTTGAATAAAAATATCATTGCCATGAGTGATATTCGTGAGTTAATCCCAGAACGAATGGCAATTTATGACCTCCCACTATTCTTGGGAGCACTGTCTCTGTTTAAGCAACCAATGCTTTTCTTCCCAGATGAGAAGAAAGTCATCATCTATGATGAAGAAACTAAAGGTAAAACCACGTTTTATTATAGTGACCCCGACATCATTGCAACTCCTCCTGAATTTAATCCTAATCTTCCTGATAAAGAATTGCATTTTGATATCCCTCAGCAAGACCTATTGCAACTGCTGCAGGCATCTAAGGTATATGGTGTTGAAGACCTTTGTGTATACGGGTATGATGGCGAATACAGCATTTGTGTAAGAGACAAAAAGAATGAAACTTCTAATGTATTTTCGCTCCCTCTCAAAAAGGTAGTATTTGATAATAACCCAGAAACTCCTTCTGATGCAGACCGCACTAACTTCTGTTATTGTTTTAAGGTTGAGAATTTGAAATTGCTTGATGGCACGTATCACGTCTGTATCAGTCGTAAAAATATTGCTAATTTTACATCTCTGAATGCTAGTTCTCTTAACTACTACATTGCTCTAGAACCTAATTGATTTCTGCTATAACACTACACTATGTCTGACAATTTTCTCTGGGTTGAAAAGTATCGTCCTCAAACTATTGAGGACTGTATTCTTCCAGATACAACCAAAGAAGTTTTTCGGGGGTTTCTACAGCAGGGTGAAATTCCTAATCTTCTTTTATCGGGCACTGCTGGTGTTGGTAAGACAACTGTCGCTAAAGCATTGTGTGCTGAATTACGTGCAGATTACTATGTTATTAATGGGTCAGATGAAGGTAGATTCCTCGATACCGTTCGCAATCAAGCAAAAGGATTTGCTAGCACAGTCTCATTAACTTCTAATGCTCGCCACAAGGTGCTTATCATTGACGAAGCAGACAATACAACTCCTGATGTACAACTATTACTGAGAGCATCTATTGAAGAATTTCAAAAAAACTGTCGATTCATTTTTACTTGCAACTATAAGAATAAGATTATTTCTCCGCTTCATTCTCGATGTTCTGTTGTTGACTTTTCTGTTAAGGGTCCAGAGAAAAAACAAATTGCAGCAGGATTCTTTACTAGAGTAAAGCAAATACTTGATGCAGAGAATGTAGAATATGACCCTAAGGTAGTTGCCGAAATCATTCAGAAATTCTTTCCTGACTTTCGTCGGACTCTAAACGAATTGCAAAGATATGCATCTTCAGGTCAAATTGATACTGGCATACTAGCATCAGGTGCCGATATCAATCTTACAACTCTTGCAACCTTCCTAAGAGGAAAAGAGTTTACAAACATGAAAAAATGGGTTGCCCAAAATATGGATAATGACCCTATTACAATTATGAGGAAAATCTATGACAGTCTCTATTCGTATCTTGACCCCAAATCAATTCCTGAAGCAGTGCTTATTATCTCTGAGTATCAGTATAAATCTGCTTTTGTTATTGACCAAGAAATCAACATGGTGGCATTTCTGACTGAAATTATGATGCGGTGTGAAATCAAATGAAAAACATTAGACATCAAATCAAATCTCAATGGTATTACATCTTCTGGGGTGCGTGTGCTGTTGCTGTTGTTGGTGGTCAATTCTATGTTGGGTCTGGTTATCGTGAGATGGCAGAAGCAACTAAGAATAATATCACCACAGTTCAATGTCAGGTACCCTATCAGATTCCCGTTCAACCTTACAGAAATAAGACAGGAGAGTTTGAGTGAGACAACCGTATATTACTAAAGAAATATTTCCAGTCAAATGTTACTCATTTAATGCACCAGAGCAGTTAACCCCCTCTGTTTTAGAAGAATGTAAAAAACTTCAATATAAAAGTTTGAATGAGCCTGCTGGTGTTGGCACATCTGATGAAATTCAATATCTAGACCAATTTCAAGAGATGCATCAATGGTTTCAACACTGCGTGGATACCTTACACGTTGACAATGGATGGGAGGTGGACAGATTAGTTGTTAATAAAACATGGGCAAATAGATCTGATGCTCATAGTATGCATCATCACGCCGCCCACAGACATCCAATGTCATACCTGAGTGGCATTTACTATCTTACTGGTGGCACTCCTACTGTTTTCTTAGACCCAATTGATAAAAGAGAGTGGGGTCAGTTTAAACTTGACGGTGGACTTGTAGATGAATCTTTATTTTGGTATCATGGTGGTATAGGAGGTTTAATTATATTTCCTAGTTATATAGTACATGCATCAGAGCCAAATAATTCTGAGTTTGATAGATATACTATTGCATTTAATACTTTCCCAACAGGACATATAAACTCAGGAGCATTTGACAGATCTATGGCAAATGTTACAGTTAAGGGTTGGTCTACTTCTGATTTAGGTCCATTAAAATTGAGTGATTTTACATAATGAAGTATTTGAAAACACCACTCCGTTATCCTGGAGGTAAATCAAGGGTAGCAGCAATGCTGATTAATAAATTTCCTATCAGTATTGCTGAATTCCGAGAACCATTTCTCGGTGGCGCGTCTGTAGCACTTTTATTCTCCCAAAAATATCCTGATATCCCCATGTGGGTTAATGATAAGTATGAGCACCTTTACAACTTCTGGGTTTCTCTACAAGAAAATGGTGACGAATTATCTGATATCCTCGTTGGCATCAAAGAAGATAACAGCACCGAAGAAAAAGCAAAGGAGTTATTCATATCTGCCAAAGAAGAAATATCCGAAGCAGATCCTTTTCGGCAAGCTGTGCTTTTTTGGATTCTTAATAAGTGCTCTTATAGCGGGTTGACTGAAAACTCTTCCTTCTCACCACAGGCATCCAATCAAAACTTTACCACTCGTGGTGCTAGACATCTTAAGGCAGTATCTGAAGTCATTCAACATTGGCATATCACCAATCTAGATTACTCAGACCTTCTGATGGACCCAGGATTCGATGAAGGTGAAGCATTTTGCTTCCTTGACCCTCCGTATAAAATCAGCACCTATCTCTATGGCACTAATGCCGAGATGCACAAAGGATTTAATCACCAGCATTTCGCTGACGTGTGTACTGCTTCTCCAAATCGTTGGTTGGTTACATACAACAACGATGATGAAATCAAAAAGATGTTTCCCAACTTTTATCAGGAAGAGTTTCGTATCACCTATGGTATGAAGCACCGTGCAAACAACAAACTCAAGACCGAGTTACTTGTCACCAACTATCGAGCAGTAAGTCCCTTGCAGCAATTATTTGTATGAGCAAAGAATACGAAATTCCACTCAAAGATTATCTCAACAGTATCAATTTAAAGCAGGGCGATTTGTCGGAAGATGAGAGGGCAATGAAAAAGTATCCTGGGTTTGTTATTAACAAATGCCTGGCACAACATTTGGATACTGTCATGTATGCTAATCAGATGAATGCTTCACCACATCTTGACAATGACCTTCAATATTCATTTTACCTATATAGTATCAGGAAATCTAAAAGATTTTCTCCTTGGGATAAGAAGTCGAGAGATAATGACATTGACCTAGTGAAAAAATACTATGGTTATAATACTGAAAAAGCTCAACAAGCAATGAAGATTTTGACTAGGGAGCAACTTAAGGTTATTGAAAGTAAATTGAATACTGGAGGAAGAAGATGAGTGATGAGGTCACTTGGTCTCAAGACATGATGTTAGAAGTTGTGCTAAAGGAACCTGACGACTTTTTAAAAGTGAGAGAAACCCTCACTCGCATTGGAGTTGCATCCCGCAAAGAGCGCAAACTGTATCAGTCTTGTCATATTTTACATAAACGTGGAAAGTATTACATTGTGCACTTTAAAGAGTTATTTGCTTTAGATGGCAAACCAACAAATATTACTCAGAATGATGTGCAACGTCGTAATCGTATTGCCACACTAGTTTCAGATTGGGGTTTAATCGATATTGTTTCTACAATTGAGCCTGAAGACCTCGCACCTCTAAATCAAATTAAGGTATTATCTTTCAAGGATAAGAGTGATTGGATTCTAGAGTCCAAATATAATATTGGCAAAAAGAAAACTGCTGATGTTTAAAAGGTACTAAGATGGCTGACCAAACCAAAAGGACACAATGTATGAGCACAGTTGTTAGGATATCAGTTTTAAGTTGGAGTGCTGCATTACTTACCGCAAGTTATGCAGGATTGCTTGCTAAGATGGACCCAACCTTTATTGCTACAGTATTCACTGCTGCAGCTGCTACCTTCGGTGTAGACACCCTCAAAAAGAGTGAAGACAAGAAGGAGGAAGAGGCTAAACCCGATGCTTTACCACCTGTAACTTTGGTTGAAGAGGGCGCCGTCCGTGCAGAACCATCAATCGAGCCTATCTTCGATGATACTCCAGCGTCTTTAGAGGAGCGGGTTGAAGCATTAGAATCTGATAGACCTCGTAGAGGAGACCTTTAATGTGGATTGCAAAACGCCTGTCTTTTGGCGGTGAATGGGATTATTTTCAAGATAATTATAATGATAGTCCTAAGTGGACTAAAGATAAAACCCGTGCATTTAAATTTGAAGATGAGCAGACTGCTTTAACACAGTCTAATCTTACTGGTATATATGAAATTTTATTGGAAAAAGTATAATGCAAAAAGTATTTAATGTCCTTGCAGTTGCTTCATTCGTGTTAAGTGCCTCAGCGGTTGGTGCTGGGGTCTACGCCTATTTAAATAGAGAAACTTTAATTGAGCAAGCAAAGCGAGAAATTATTGAGGCAGTAGTGCCAAAAGGCGTAAAAGATTTAAAAGAAAAATTACCTATTAAGTTACCCTTCTAATGGATAAGGACCCCTATATCTATAGAATCCGTTCAATCGCAAAGGTAGTAGATGGTGACACTATTGATGCTGACATTGATCTCGGTTTTAATATCAGTCTCAGTAAGCGAATTCGTCTTGCGGGCATTGACACGCCTGAAAGCAGAACAAAAGACGAATACGAAAAGAGACTCGGACTCGAATCAAAAGAGTGGTTGAAGAAACATCTAGAGGGTGCCAAAGATATTCTTATCAAGACCGAACTTCCAGATAGCACAGAGAAGTATGGTCGTATCATTGGACACTTGTATATCAACAGTGGGCAAGTATCAGTCAATAATAAAATGATTGACGAAGGATACGCTTGGGAGTATGATGGTGGAACAAAGAAAAAAGATTTTGCTGAACTAGAAGCAAAAAGAAAAAAATAAACCAATGAAATGTGAGGGTGAATGAACAAGTCTAAATTTCCGTTAGAACACGTAGTCAATTATGAGACTCAAGAGGTCT